GAGGATTTGGATGGATCGAAGAGTCCTGGTTACCCATGGACGCTTAAATATGCGTCGAAATGTGATTACTGGCTTTCTGATGATGCATCCTTTTTCTGTAAATATTATGATTCGCAGTTTACTACGAATCCAATTCGCGTCTTGTGTTCGACGACTATAAAAGTTGAACCGAGGCCTACCGTTAAGGTATTGGCTAACAAGGTGCGTACCATAACCGCTATGGATGTTAATCATTTGGTTGCACAAAATATGTTTGAGCGCGATTATAATAAACGTCTGAAGAAAAGTGTGGGTAAACATTCTATTTGTTTGGGAATGAGCCTACTTGGTGGTGGTGCCCATCGATTAATTCAAAAGATGGATTTGTGGCCTGGTGAAAATACTGATAGTGAAGATGGTAAAGAGTTTGATGGTTCGTTTCATACGTGTTCTCGTGATGTGATCTCTGATCATAGATGGAGAATGCGGAGAATTGAGGACCAGACAGCTCGAAACCGATTAGCTACAGAGAATTTAGCTAGGGCAGTTACAGATTCGCCGAAGGTTAGTGTTGATGGTGAAGTGTTCGCTTGTGAAACCGGTAATAATTCTGGTCAAGGGAGTACTACTGAATGGAATTCTCTTAAAAATAATTGTGATATGTCTGTTAGATGGATGATTTGTACTCCTGCGGAAATGCGTTTTAAATACGTGTTGAAGCAGCGATATACTAGGTATTGCCTTGTTGGCGATGATATTGGTGAAACGGTCGATCCTTGTTGTCATAAGTACCTAACTGGTCCTCGTAAGGACTATGCGGGGAAAATGTATTGTATGACGTATACACGTGAGAGTTCAACTCGTAAGCGTTTTAGTGATTTGACGTTTATGGGCCACGGTTTTCAGAAAACTGCTATTCCAACGTGTGGTTGGACGATGTATTTACCTATAATTGACCGTAATAAAATGCGGTGTAGTATGTTAATAGATAACGAGTTTGATAAGTCTAGCAAAATTGCTGGTACCATTATTCGTGCTTGTGGTCTACGTAATGAGACGTTTGCGGATGAAGAGAATAGGCGTTGGTTTGCCAGTTTGATTCAATTTTTGCATGATCGTTATATTAATAGTGATGATCCTAAGATTAAATCTGCGTTTTTGAATTACGTTTCTGATGAAAAATTGTGGAAATTGTATAGTGGGTTCGATGCGGTTGATGTTTCAAATTATCAGGTTTCCGCATAAATTTATTTTCGATCCCCTAGTGAATGGTTGGCTTGTTGATTTTGTTTGTGATAGTAGTTATTTATGTTTATAATCACTATAATTTGTTGATTTGAGAATGGCTAAATCTGCTGCGGCGCGAAAGCGTCAACGACAGAGACGTAAGGCTAAGCTCAAAGGTATAAATAAGGGTGCTAATCATAATAAAAACGCCCCTGTTAAGAGGCATAATCGTAAGCGTGTCGCTCGACATGTGCCTCAGCGTCGTGCTGCTGGTCGTCAGCATGGTAGTGGTGCTGTTTCTCGTAATTCCCGTCGTCGTGGAAAAACTGAAGGAAATTTTTCTTTGTTTCGACAGATGAAAGGAATGAAATTGTCAACCGATGGTATTAGTGTTAGTAAGTCTGTTCATAACGGATCTCATATTGCTGATACGTATCAACCGCGTCGTGAAAAGGTGTTTAATGCAATTAGTGGTGGGGTTCCTTTCACCATTAATGAGTTAGTTATTAACCCTGGGAATACTCAGTTGTTTCCTTGGTTTTCTACTATTGCAGCCAATTATGACCAGTGGCGTTGTGATTATTTAGTTTTCTCGTATGAGACTGAGGCTTATACGGCTTCGGGTACTAATATTTCTGCCGGAAAGGTTATTATGGCTACTAATTATGATGTGGATGATCCAATATTTAATGATGATCTTCAGATGGAGAATTATGTTAATTCTGACAAGTCGGCTCCTTTCACAGAAAATGTGCATGACGTGTTAGCAGGTGATCATAATTTGAAAAATGATCCATTGAAAAATTATTATGTTAGTTATTCACAAAATGTTATTGCGCCTACTACTGGTGCTGGTAAGTTCTTTGATCTTGGTACATTTAATATTGCTACTCAGGGTCAGCCTACCGCTGCAGCTGGGATTGAGATTGGTGAGCTGTATGTTACTTATCAGTTTACTATGATTCGTCCCCGTAATCCTCCAACCAGTTCTGCTTTGTTATTACGTGCTGGTCATGTTGATGAGTTAACTGTTGGCTCAGCCAATGCCGCTAATCCGTTGGGTACGGCGGTAACTGGGCCGGCTATTACCGTTAACACTTACATGTTAAATGATTTATCTGGTAAGGTTGGAAATGATTTGGTTTATTTTGGCGGGCAAAATGGTGGGGTAACTAATACTTTGATTTTGCCATCGATTGGCAGGTATTTAATTGCTGCTGCGTGGACTGGGGCTGGTTCTGCTACGACTAATCCTTCTATATCTCTTGGTGCAAATATTCTTACTGAGAATGATTTGGCCGATGGGGTTCAATCGTCTATTGCTGCTTTTACTGGCACAACGTCAGCAATTGTTGAGACTGTTAATGTAGTTGCTTCTAGTGCTGTTGGTGCTGTGCTTGCTAATGCGGTTGCTAATGCATTTACTTTTGGTGGTAATGCGAATATGTCAGCACAAAAATGTGACGTTTTTATCTGCCAATTACCTAATTTAATCGGTGCAATACCAATTTTGATGGAGACTGGGCATAGAGTTTATCGTGCGTGTCGTGATCGTACTCAATCTGTTTTGAATGGTGATCGTCTTTCTATTCTCGAAGAGAAAATGAATAAGATGATGTCCACAATTAAAGAGGATGATTCGGATGCTGATTATGATAGGCCTTTGTCCGCTTCGTCATCGTCATCTTCCTCATCGTTATCCTTGGTTTCTACGCATTTGCGTAGAAATTATAAGGTTTGATGAGTGGCGTACTTTCGTTTTGTATTTTTGAATATTATTGTTATGTTCTTTATGTGCTTTGCGAAAATGTGAATGTTGCCGTTTTTCGATGTTCGCTTGTATGTCTAAAAATGTATGGGAGTGGGACGGACTTGGTCTGGCCTGCCTGTGCACTCAATAAGTAAGTTTTGCC